ACCACCATCTAAAAAATACGTTGCTATGTGTAAAACTTGACGGTAATATGCGACTACCTATAGCGGGCCTCACAGAAAGGAAGGTATATCTATGGCCCTAGACTATGAAAGTATAGGCAAGCGCATTAAGCGATATAGGATGGATAAGAAGATATCCCAGGAGGATCTCGGTGAGATCGTGCACATAACAGGACGACACATGAGCAATATCGAAACCGGTGCAAAAGGCCCCAGCCTTGAAATGCTGGTCATGATCGCTAACGCCCTGGACGTTTCGGCAGATGATCTCCTCACGGACAATCTCAAGCATTCCAGTTCTCCGGTCGGCACGGAAATCCATGATCTGCTGCTCGACTGCAACAACGATGAAAAAGCCATCCTCACCAAGACGGTCAAGTTCCTGAAGGCCACCTTGGTAGAGTACGGCGTCTAAGCAATAAAAAAATCGCCCGCGTAGGTGGGCAGGTGCATCCTTGATTCTCTCAATGGGTGCTTCTGTCCTCTACACGGGCGACTTTCTGTGATTCCCTATTTTACAGCCTTCCAGCAATCTATGATATAGTCATCAAAGGCCACGGGCATCGTCTTTATGTACTCAGACCCTGACAAGTGTGGCAGGGTTACTTCTCGGAAACGCACGACGCTCCTCCTGAAGAAATCATCCGCGTCCTCTGTGCCGACTTGCTCCATACCAACAACCGCCAGTAACTTTGCGCTGTCGATCACAGTGGCAAGTTTCTCATGGTCTATCACAAATTCCGCGCCATCTTCCCTCACCAAATCGTTCATGGTTTCCCACAGCGCTTCCGGCTGGAGCTGCTGTAGATAAAACTTCACGATGGCGGCAACGATGAGATCCGGCACCGTGAATCCATAGTCCTCAACGCTAATGTGTTCCAGCATTTCGACATTCCTCCTCCAGAGTGTTAATGTGTCTATGTTCGCTGTCGTCACGAGAATACTCCGCAGTTTTGCACATTGCAATATCATGGAAAAGTCACCAATAAAAAAAGTGCCCGCCAAGCGATGTACAATGCCATGTACACGCTCAGCGGGCTATATATTCAGTTCAGGCGCTGACTCGTGCGCGGCCGGGATGCACTTCCATGCTGTCCATCAGGACGTCCACCCGGTCTAGTTTTACAGCATTGTTTTCATTGATCGTCGTTCCCAGTTCTTCTGCCACCTGCTCCAGGAGCTCTGTTTCCCGGATGGTGCGCATCCGGCAGCCGTTGCCCTTCCTGCCAAGGTGGCGGTCACGGCATTCCCAGGCTTTGTATTTGACCCCATCGTAGCCGGTCATCGTCCTGCGGGTCATCGGAGAACCGCAGCAGCCGCAGAACACTTTGCCATAAAGGAAATGCGTCCGGCCGCCGTGGTACTTGACTCCGTTTTCAAAATCCTCGCGCCTTGCCCTAAGCTTGTCCTGTACGGCGTTCCAATCCGTCCTGCAGATGATAGCTTTATGATCATCTTTCAGGTACTTGCTCTCAAAGGGAATCCGGGTATCCGGCTGCTTGGTCAGAAAGTTCTTCGGTGCTCTCTTTTGGAGAACCATGTCGCCGACGTAGATCTCGTTCCCAAGGATGTACAGGATACCAGGGGCCGTGATCTGTTTGCCATTTTTCCCGGTCAAGCCGATCTCTGTCAGCGTTGCCGCAATGGTCCCCGGCTCCTTGCCTTCCAGATAAAGGGCATAGATGATTTCTACCACCTTTGCGTCCTGGTTCGGTACCAGCTTGCCGTCCTGGGAATCGTAGCCGAGCACACGGTTGTTCCCCAGATTGTACTCCCCGCGCTTGAAGCGTTCCCGGTAACCCCACTTCACGTTTTCGGAGATGGACCGGCTTTCATCCTGGGCAATGGCGGAGAGGAAGGAAAACATCATGGAGCAGGATGGATCGCCGGTGTCCAGGTTCTCTTTCTCAAAGTGCACGTCCACGCCGTTGCCGTGGAGCATCCGGGCGTACCGCTGGCAATCCACGATGTTTCGGGAGAATCGGGAGATGGATTTCACCAGGATGTAGTCCACCTTCCCGCTCAGCGCATCCCGGATCAGCTTCTGGAAGCCCGGCCGGTTTTCCGCTTTCGTGCCGGATTTCTCATCTGAATAGATCCCTGCGAACTCCCAGTCTTCATTGGCTTCGATGAGATTCCCATAGTAGCTCATCTGGGTCTCTAAGCTGTCCTCCTGCTCTTCCAGCAGCGTGGATACACGGCAGTAAGCGGCTACCCGTTTCTTGTGTTGGTCTCTGGCCCTGGGAATATGCGTAAACTTCATGCGGTTTCAGCCTCCTTCTTTGCTTCCTGTCTTTTGAGGTAATTGTTGTAGCACTCCGCCACGTAGGCCGGATGGTCGCGGTCCTTCACCACACCCGAGTGCACCGTCGTAATCAGGCCGCAGCGCCAGTAAACGCGCACCGTGCGGTCGTCGGTCGCATCTTCGCCAAGAGCCGCCAGTCGCTGGTACTCTCGCGGCGTTTTACTGTGCGCTCCGAAAGCGATGTGATCGATCAGGTCGTCCACCCACCAGAAGTCCACCTTCTTCAGTATCGGGTTTTCCTTCTTGATCTCCATGGTCTTCTTGGCAGCCGCTCCGAACTTCGGACTGTTCAGCTTCTCGCAGACCTTGTTCACATCCAGCTTCTTATAGGCTTCCAGGAGCGCCTGCTCTACCAGATTTGAGCGCATGATGAAACTGTGGCAGGCGTCGTCGCCCCGCTCACAAGACCATCCGGAACCGCGAACACTCTGCACCGGGATGCTCCGCTGATAAAGGGTAGAGCCGCAGCAGGGGCAGCGGAGCTTATCTCCCAGTGGGTACTGAATGCAAGCACCCATCACCTCGTCTGCCCGGCTGTGCTGCATTCTCCGCATGGAGCGGATCTTCTGCACTCGCTCAAACTGGCTTCTCGAAATGATGGGTGTGTGATGGTTTTCGATATAGTAAGAGGGGATCTCCGTATGATCGTTCCGGATCGCCTTGTGGGTGAGGTGGTCTTCCACGAAGAACTTCTGCAGGAGAATGTCCCCGATGTAGCGCTCATTCATCAGCATGGTCTGCACCGCCGACTGGCACCAGGTGTCCGTCCCGTTGGGGCTCTTGATGTGACGGGCTTCCATGTACTTTCGGATTTCGCCGATGCTGGAGCCATGCTCATAAAGCCAGAACACTTTCTGCACCACCGCCGCCTGATCCGGCACGATCTGGTATTCGCCCTTGCTGTTCTTCTCGTACCCATACAAGCGGCACCATCGGGTGACGCCTTCTTCAAACCGCTTCCGGATGCCCCACATCGTATTTTCAGAAATGGAGCGACTCTCCTCCTGGGCGAAGGCTGCAAGGACGGTTAGGAGCATCTCCGAGAATGCTGTCCTTGTATCGATCCTGTTGCTCTCAAAGATGATGTTGACTCCCATGTTTCTGAGCTTCCGCACATAGGTCAAGCACTCCAGGGTGTTCCTGGCGAAACGGCTGATCGATTTGGTAATCACAAGATCGATCCGTCCAGCTTCACAGTCCTCGATCATCCGCAGGAACTCCGGCCGCTTCTCCGCGCTGGTTCCTGTAATGCCCTCGTCGGCGTAGATGCCCGCCAGCGTCCATTCCGGGTCGGCTTGAATCAGCTGCGTATAGGTCCTTACCTGCCCATCAAAGCTGGTCCGCTGATCTTGCGTATCCGTGGATACCCGGCAGTAGGCTGCTACACGGAGCTTTTCCGGTGTTTTCCTGTTGACCTCTTTAACCGGGTCCAGGATGATTTTCTCTATTTTACTCATTCCTTTGAACTCCTTTCTGCTGGGCCTCCCCAAGCGTTCTGCTGTAGGTTATCCCTCGGTGTAGTGCATATTCGCTCTTTATCCGCCCTGAGTCAAGCGAATGAGCGAAGATAAATTGATAACTATTTGTGTCTGAAATCGCTATAGAAAAAGCCCTCTGATGCTAAGTCAGAAGGCTTGTCGTGTCTTATTTTGCTTCCTGTTTTCGTCGTGCTTCTTCTGTGAGTGCCGGGTGGCGATCCGGGTATCGAAGCAGGTACCCATCCCACAGAATGGCCTTATGCCGGGGATGCTGGGAATCCCGAAGTACCCCCGATGGCAGCGTCGTTACCAGCCCGCACTTCCAGGTGATCGTAACCGTTCGGTCGTCCACGGCTTTTGCAGTGGCGTCTTCCATGAGGGCCAGATCTGATGCCGTATAACTGTGCTGGCCCAGCGTGATGTTTGCGATCAGATCGTCCAGCCACCAGTATTCGATGGAATCGAAGGCCGGGTGCTCCTCCTTCACTTTCAGGAGTTTCTCCGCTTCTTCCGCTTTTCGCTTGCTCTTTTGCCCGGCAATCTTCCGCACCGCCGAAAGGTCCAGGTCGTTGTAGGCTGCGAGGATCGCCTTCTTCAGCGGGATTGCCATGATCACAAACTCCCGACAAGCCCCCTCGCCTTCACAGCAATAATGCGAGTCCACGTTCTGGATCTCCAGGCGTCGGTGCTTCAGTACATGGCCACAGTAAGGGCAGCGGAGGAAGTTTGCAAAGGGATAATCGGATGGGGTGGACTTTTTTCGCAGCTCCAGGATCACATTGCAGCGGTTGAACTGAGCATGTGGGATAATCGCCTCGTGATGCTTCTTGAGGAGCTTGCTCGTAAGCTGACCTTCGTTTCGGTACACTCGGTAATCCATAAAACTTTTCTTGTAGTACTTCTGGGTCAGCAGATCGCCAGCATACTTTTCGTTGGCGATCATGTAATGAATGCGGGATTCATCCCAGACCTTATTCTGTCCACCCGGCATCGGGTATCCCTTTTCCTTCAGCATCCGGCAGATTGTTGGCACGGAGGTACCGTGCTCGTATTCGTTAAAGATCAGCCTTACCGCCTCTGCCTGCTCCGGTACGATCTCATAATTCTCTCCAACCTTTCGGTATCCGTAGCACTCAATCAGAAGAACGTGCCCCTGCTGCAGGCGCTTCCGTTTTCCCCAGCGCACGTTCTCTGAATGGGAATGACTCTCTTCCTGAGCAAAGGCGGCAAGCACGGTCATGAGCACCTCAGAAAACTGCTTGTCCGTGTCGATGCCTTCCTTCTCGAAAATGAGCCGGATACCAAGTCCCTGCAAATGCCGGATGTAATTTACAGCGTCCAGCGTGTTTCTGGAGAAACGGGATACGGACTTACAGATGACAGCATCGATCTTGCCGTTCTCACAATCCTCAATCATCCGGAGGAACTGCGGCCTGCGCTCTGCTTGAGTCCCGGACAGTCCTCGGTCGGCATAGATGCCCGCAAAGGCCCATCCCGGTTCATTCTGTATCTTCTGGGAGTACACCGCCACCTGTGTTTCGTAGCTGGTGTACTGCTCATCTGATTTGGTGGAGACGCGGCAGTAGGCAGCCACCCGCAGGAGGTGTTCTTCCTCCTGCGTCTTATACTCCGGCGTGAGGATTTTATTGATCCTCATGCGGTTCTCTGCCATGACTTTGCCTCCTTCGCTGCCAACTTCATCGCCCGGTTCATCAGCGCCTGCTCCGCATCGCTAAACCTCGTGCGATGCGCCCCAAGCACTACCCCGTCCAAAAGCTCCTGCACCACATTGTAGAGTTCCCGGCTGACCAGCGCTTCATGGTGGCCCTCAATAAGCGTTTGGTCCACCTGACCACGGTTCTTGATCCGCTTCGTCTGGCCGTCTCTGGTGATGATCGTGCATTCCTTGTTGGAAAGGTACTCTCCGATGTAAACATTGCTCCGCAACAGGTTGACCACCGGCGTCTTGTTCCACACCCGTCCATTTCCATCTTCCGCTTCCATTCGGGTCAGCTCCTCAGCGATTTCCCCGTAGGTGTGGCACATTCCCGCCATGAAAAAGGCTTGCCGGACAACTTCCGCCTCGTGCGGAACGACCTCCCACTTATGCTCTTTGCCCACCGAAACGTACCCGTAGCGAGGAACGTCCCAAGGTTGGCCGCGTTCAATGTGCTTCTGGCGGCTCCAACGCATGTTCTGGGAGATGCTGTTGCTCTCTTCCTGCGCGATGGTGGCAAGAATGCCAAGCATCAGCTCACCGCCCATCTTCTCGGTGTCAAGATCCTCCTTTTCAAAGCGCACCGTCACACCGATTTCCAGCAGATGACGGACGGTTGCTACGCACTCCAGCATGTTGCGGGCAAAGCGGGAGATGGACTTGGTGAGAACCAGCTGGATCTTCCCGTCCTCACAGTCCTTGATCAGTCGGTTCAGTTCTTTCCTGCCCTTCATGGCGCGTCCGCTCTTCCCATGGTCCCCGTACACCCCGACAAAATCCATGGTAGGGTCGCTTTTGATGAGATTCTCATAGTACGCGCACTGCACTTCAAAGGAGCCGTCCTGCGTATCGCTGTTTGTGCTGACGCGGCAATAGGCCGCTGTTTTGATCTTATCCATATCGTCCTCCAATCTGACCGCCTTCCCTTGCGGTCACGTCAGTTTCGCTCGGATCTGTGCACATTGCAAGCGATCATCAAAACTTTTCTGCATCTATTTTCAGTGCAATCGGTATCCGTTGAAACTCGTGTAAAAGAGAAAACGCACCAGAGGATTGCTCCTCCAGTGCGCTCGTTATTCGTGTGTTTTTCCTTACTCTCCCAGGTCCTTCAGCATTTCATCAACCGAGGAATAAGACGTCAGGTTTTCACCTTTCTCCGCTTCCTCCATCGCCGCAAGGGTCTCCGCATTCGGTTTCGGGTAGCCTACGCGGAAAGGAATACCCCATTCAGAAAGGCACTTCTCAAAATAGATGTTCACAGCTTCCGGTATGGTCATCCCCAGTTCCTGGAACGTGTACTCGATCTGCGCCTTCTTATATGGATCAAGGCGCATGGCAAACTGCACCGTTTTCTGGGTACGCTCCTTTGCTGCGGGTACGATGGGCTTTTTCTCTTCGTTCAGCTTAACCTCAAACGGAAGGCCAGCTTCCATGATGCATTTTTCAAAGAAGATGTTCACACCATAGGCGAGTGTCAGCCCAAGCTCCTGGAAGAACTCCTCCATCTGCTTTTTCTTCTGAGGCTCCATCCGCATATTGAATGTCGCAGATTTCTTGCTGCTCATCACTAAACCTCCCCGTGCTTTTCCTCATTATACGCTTTGATTGTGAACAAATCAAGGCTTTGTATAACATTGTATAACTTTTGAAAGCACAGAAGAAAGGCGCTTACAGCTTCTTCGCGTATGCCAAGGAGATCCAGCCGTTCCGCTTGTCCGCGTAGGCCTTGAGCAGCCCCCAGCCGTCCTGTTCATCCACGATAGTGTACACACCAACCGGGATATACCCCCAGCTAGCGTAAGAAGTGCTCGGCCCCTTGCGATAGTTCAGGTCGTCAATGGATACCTTCACAAGGTACGGTTCGAAGGTCTGCTTCACAGCCGGATATACCTGATTGCCGTTATCATCAAAGGCCGCATAGCCGGGATTGGCATCGACACAGTTCTTCGCGTTCTGGAATACCGTGAAAGCACCGATCTGGCTGGACTTCTCTGCCCAGCTCTTACGGACACGATAATACTTCGTGACAACCGGTGCAGGCTCAGGCGGTGCTACAGGGGTAATGGTCGCTCCGGGTTTCCATTCACCCTTCACCTTGGAGCCAACCGTCACGTTCGTCGCCGTGTGGTGGCCGTCATTCAGGAGAATGTCGCCGAGCAGCAGGTAATCGCCGCTGGTTAGATACTTGGAATCCGTCAGCAGCTTGAAGCCCGCCTTCGTCAGCGCCGAGCGCATATTCCCGGTGTAGGTTCCGGTATGATTCTGGAGGGCTTTGATGTCAAGCAGATATCCTGCCGCCGTCACATTGGCGCAAACGCCCGCAGAGCAGTCCGCCTCACAGTTCGCCGTGATCCTGGAAGGCTCCCAGCCCACCGTTTTCAGCTGAGCCAGGTACGTTCTGTTCTGGCTCTGGTCATATCCGATGTGATCATTGAGCGCGGCATCGATGGCAAGCTGAGCGAGCTTCAGAGCGACCTTCTGATCCGGATATCGGAGCACACAGGTCCAGGGCCGGTTGTACCAGTCCCGCATGCGCCATTCCTTTCCGGTCTGATCTCCAGCCTGGCCGCCAGAATAAGCGCCATTCTCGTCGGAACCGCTGTTGGAGATATAGTGTGTCCCAGTCGAGTGGATATACTTCGCATGGGTAGCGGACAGCTGCTCGGTCTCCGGCCGGTCCTCAGCAGGCGTTACCTGAGTCGCTCCATACTTGGCAAGGAACTCCTCGCCGAAACCGGCACGCTTCACCTGTACCGCCTCGCTCTGATCAGCAGGACGCTCAAACTTCAAAAGCACAGCGTCAGAGGCTTCACGGACCGTCTTTGCCGTGGTCAGCACCTTCCAGATGGCCGTATACTGTTCCTTCATCATCTTCAGGAAATGATCGACCTGCATGTCCCGGTCACCGATAGACTTGCCATTTGCCCTGGCATAGTTCAGCAGGCTCTCCTTGATCGACCAGTAGGTTGCCTGGTAGAGTCCGTACCCCGCCTTATCCTGGATGAAATTCGTGTAGGTGCCGTTGTCCACAGCTGCGGTATACTGTTCGTCCGTCATACCCAGGGACTTCTCATAGGTGTTCTGGAGATTGTTGGCACGCAGGGAGGATTCCGCCATGAAGTTGCCCATCACCCCGGCGACGCCATAGGGGTTCTGGATGGCGGCATACAGCCGATCCCAGATGGCCTTTTCATTGTCCTCCGCGCTTACGGTAACCGCAGGAGCGGCGGGAGTTTCAACAGCGATAGCAGCGGCATCCTCCGCCAGCAGCTTGGCCACATCATCCCGGACGGTGGTCATGTCCTTGCCGAAGTTCGGCAACCAGTCGTAAATATCGCTGTGATTCCCGCCCAGGCCGAGCTTATAGCTGTCCTGATGACACAGGATCGTCGGCACCGTCACTCCGTTCAACTTCACGGTGCCATGCGGATCAATGCCGAACAGCTTACACAGATAGGCCGTAATCTCGCAGGCTTCTTTGTAGGCCGCCTCGAAATACGCCTTATCGGTCTTGCCGTCCTCGCAAATCTCGAACTGAATCCAGCCGGAATTGCAGGAGCCCTTGGAGCCGGAACCGCAGCCCCACGGCCTGTAATCCCAAGGCATGGTCTGGACGGTCGTCACGGTACCGTCCGCCAGCTTGCCGATCCAGCAGTTCAAACCGGCCTGCCGGTCAATGTGATTCCAGTCGTTGTTATACTGGTTCTTGCCCAGCAGCTTCAGCCAGTAGTCCCGATCCGCTGCGTTATCGCTGGGCTGGACATACCGCTTGAGGTTGGGATTGTTGGCGCCGGTATCGTGCCACAGGACGCCCTTGACCTCCATCTTTTTCGTGCCTTTATAGCAGGTACTCTGCGTCTGCATGCACACGAGGGGCTTGTTATTCTCGTTGTATTTCATGAATTGGATCTCCTTTTCTTCACACTCGCTTCATGTGAAAGTTACGGAGGACAAAAAAACGGGCAGAGGATAGCTGGTCCTCTGCCCATGAAGTCTCTCCGTATTCGATTGTTGAAAGGCTTACTGCATCTCGGCATACTTGCCGTCCTGGTACAGCACATAGGCCGCGCCATCCTCCGTGCCCTCCCAAACGATCTTCAGCCAGTCGCCCTCCAGCGCCAGGATATTCACGATGGAACCGGCAGGGAGTCTGCCAAGAATCGCGGCGTTCATCGAGGGCTCACTGCGGATATTCATCAGCGTCACCAGCCTGGCCTGGCCGGTCACGTCAACCTTGGGGTCGGAAGGATCAGTCGGATCGTCGGAGGGATCATCACTGGGCTTATCGGGATCGGTCGGCTCATCACCAGGATCATCCGGGTCAGTCGGTTCATCACCAGGATCGTCACCGCCCGGTTCATCGCCAGGGTCATCCGGCTCAGTGGGGTCGGTAGGATCAGTAGGATCAGCAGGATCGTCCGGGTCGGTCGGGTCGGAAGGCTCATCTGGGATGACCGGCTTCTCCTGATCCTCCGGCTCCGTGTCGTCCTCGGGATAGATACAGATACCAGCGTCCGCCACAACGACGCTGCCGGGATTACCGTCGCAGGTCTTGATGGCGTTGGCCAGCAGCTTGTACGCCCCAAGCTCGGCGGCGTTGTCGGCCTTTTCTTCCAACACCCGGTAGTAGCCCTTGGTGATCTTCGCGGGGAACTCCTCATTGGGCAGGTCAATGCCGCCCACGCCCTTATAGGTCTTGCTCATATTCGTTTACCTCCACAATAAGTAATTGGAGGGGCTGTGCCGCCCCTCCGTCGTGCTTACTCCTCCTTGGCTTCCTCGTCGGTATGACCGGCGTCTGCCAGGCCCTCACCGATGACGTAACCAATGACGGTCGCGCCTGCCATGATCAGAGAAGTGATCTGGGTGGCGGTCGCCTCGCTCTGGCCCACGGCCACAAGCAGCATGGCGACAAAGGAGGCGATGGACAGCCAGAACTTCCGGCTGGTCAGCTTACGGGTCCAATCAATCTGCTTCATTTTCTTTCCTTTCTCCGTTTACGCCCGGCGGCAAAATAATAAGCGCAGCCTCAATGACTGCGCTCAAATCCTGTGTTCATGGCTGAGCCTCTGGTAGAGTTCCCGGATATACAGCGTGTTCTGCCTGACCACACCGTTGGTCACGTCGTTGGTTTTGCAGTACCTCTCGTATTCCTCACACAGATTGAGGATGTGGGACCATTCCTCGGCGCTGTGTTCGATCTCCGCTCTGCATTCTCTGGCAAAGGTGAGAATGCTCTGTCTGTGATTGTTGATCCACAGATCCCGCACCTGCTTCTGCAAATCCTTGATCTGTTTCTCCATCCCACCGTTCAGCTTCTTCCCGAACCATCCCAGGAGCTTGTCCCAGGGGTTCAGCTTCAGCGGAGAAATCTGGATGAGTGACAGGAGGACAACAATGCCCGCCATCACATAGCCTGCGTTCACCTTGCTCAAGATTTCATTCAGTCCCATAGCTTATCACCGCCTCTCAGGTCAAATGTGTATATGA